GATATACCGCATATTGCTCGGGCGTCATTTGTGACTCCGCAGTACGGTATGGGTCAAACGAGTCCATGCCCATTTCGTCAGCAATCACTTGGCTGTAATCTGCTACCCCAGAACCAGCTCCGGTGCCTGCGCCTGCGCCTGCGCTCGCGCGAGCCGCCGCTGCGCCAGTCTGATAATTAGTATAATCAATCGGAGCAAAGTTGCCAGCGGCAGCGCCGCCAGCGTATGGGTCAATAAAGAAGCTGTCAATGTAAGCCTTTTGGCCGGGACGACGCTCGCCTAATGTTTGCAGTGATTGCTCATAAATTGGCGCGGCGGAGTAACCCTGCACGCCGCCAGCGTATGTCGTTGGCGCAGGCATACCGCCCATAATGTCTTGCTGAGACATGCCGCCACCCGGCAAGCCAAAAGCACTTGCCGTTTGGGCGGTGCCTTGGAAGGCAGCCTGCTGCATTGGCGTGAACGCAGCAACGTCTGGACCGTAGTACGGCGTATAGCCGATCTGCGAAATGCGCTCGGCTTTGTTTAGGTTGCGCTGTGCAGCGGCCTCAATGTATTCTGGGATTGTAACCGATGAGGTTGTTGATCCACCTTTTCCGCCAGACATTATTCGAACTCCTTAACATAGGACGTGTGCAGTGGCTTCCAGCCGTGCTTCGCCAATGGTTTTTTCCAGCCAAAACGTCCCGTCATAGTTAATGCTGTGCATCCTTGCGCTTTGGCCCACTCTATCACATCGTTGTGCATATCCAAAATCTGATCCAATTCACCGCCGCCAAGGAACACGTTTAACAACTTCTTTCGTGGATATACCACGATTTCAGTTACTATGCACCCCTTTGGCGTTGGCCACAACTGCATCGTACCTTTGTAGATGCCTTCAGCCACGTCAATGAAGTCGTGCGTGCCGCCAGAGTACCCCAGCGCCGCTTCGATCCAAGGCCGACATCTTTCAAGCTCTTTATCCATGTAGCCTCGTAATAGCTATAGTTGAAGCGGGCGCGGCAGGCGCAAACGCAGTTGCGACTGTTGCGTCAAGAAAGCCGCTGGTGCTGTCCACTGCCCACATGGCCTCAAGGTAGTCCCCAGCGTTAAGCTCAAATATAGCCGAGCGAGACACAACCAAAACAGACCCGTTTTGATGCAGTGCGTTTTTCATTGTTGATCCAGTAACGTCAGAACCATTGACGCGAGGCCAAAACCAAAAGTTTACAGTTGAGCTTGATGTTGATGCAATCTGCGCCGAAAAGCTAATCATGTACTGACCGGCCTCATCAAACACAATGCGCGAAGCTGGCGTGCCGTTGGTAATGCCGTCAGAGATGCTGGAGGTGTAAGTCAAAGCATAGGCCGTGTTTATAACCGCAGCCGTTTGGTCAGTTGTCACGGCTCCAGCGTATTGGCCATCCTCAAGCACAACCTGCACCCACTCACCGTTTTTGCTCACAACTGGATATTGGTTAACTCGATCCCACATAAGCGTGCCGTCGTCAGCCGCGCTTTCGCCACCAGTCTGCTGGACCAGCGGTGAGCGCGTCTGGGATAGGTAAGACATAAGGCGTCGGCCCCAAGTCTGCCAATCCTTATCTCTTGGCTCTGGTGGACGGTTCTGCTGCGTCATCGACGGCCCCCGGCAACCGCGTCAACACGGTTAATTCCGACACGCCAATCGGCCAAGCGCTCACCCTCAACGCGCATACGAACTTGACGCCCGGTAAACCTGACCGAAGTTGGGTTGCTCATAGAGTAAGGACCGTATGACCTCTCAGTGCCGTTGGGGTAAAAGCGCGTCTTAAAGGTGGCATTTACGTCACCTTGCGACTTTTCATCCGGCAGCATTTGCGTGACGCTCATAACTTGGTCGCCAGCGCCAATGCGGAACGGGCCAGTTTCAGCGAATGGAGTGAGCGAGCCATAGTTAAAGCCAATCTCATGCTCGTATATTTTGTAATCCGCTGGATCAGCCATCATTGGCTGGCGGAACGCACCTCGGTCAATGCCAGCAGTGCGGGCCAAATTTCCAATGGTCCATGTGTTCTCAACGTAGTTATATGAAACGTAGCGGTCATTTTCCGTTGACGCTGCGCTTGGATAGAACCAAGTTACCTCGCTAAACATTGAGTTTGACATGCCAAACGCCTTACTGATCTGACCTTTGTTAATGTCATTAAACACATAGTCAGCTACGTCACACGGCAACTCCTGCACAGCACCGCCTGTGTATGCGTAAAACGAATTAACGCCCATCCAGAACGCGCCGCGATCAACTACAACCGCAGCTTGCTTTGCAGCCAAGCCACAGCTCGTACCAACGCGCTCAATGCCGTAAACGTATGGCGGGCCAATGTAATTAGCAACGTGAGCATCGCGCGTAGTTAGAAGTAAAGTTTGACCTGCAACAGTCATGCCCTTCATCAACGCGCCTGACGTGTTTAGCTCAAGGTCGCCCGCTTCATTCGTTGCGGCTGGCGTCCATAGGTTATTGTTCTCACGGTCTGACCAGCTTACCAGACGCGGGTTGCCGCCTGCGCCAAGTGCAAACAGAAAGCGCTCTTCGGTCACAACCATGCCAAGATTGTCTACTGGCGCGTTGGACAAAGCCGCTGCGGGTGTGCCTGTGCCAAGCTGCCATTCGTAAATCTTGCCGTCGTCTTCGTTGCAAGCCAGAAGGTATTCACCCCACGACTGCAAGTCCCAGCTTGTTGCGGGCTGGATGCGAACTGTGTCAGGCCGCGCGATGCCGTATGCGTAAGCGCCATATTCTGCGCCGCCATAACCTGTGAATGAAACTGCATCCTCTCGGCCTGCTGTCAAACTAACGGGAGTAATGTCATACTGCGCGCCAGTAGACGCCCAAACGTACAGCTTGTTGTACGTCCCAGACGTAATCCATCGGTTATTGTCGTTTGTGATCCAAGTGGTCATGCCGCGCAGAGTTGCGTTGGCTGCATTATTGTTGCGCGTGCGCCATCCGCCAACTGGACGCATAACGCCGTCATGCCAGCGAATAAGGCTTGCATCACGCCAACGGCCCATGCTCTGCAAGTCAGTGCCGTTGCGATAGACGCCAGCTGGAATGTTTAGATCAATTAAAGCCATTGTCGCCTCTCGGAAAACGCATTGCGGCCAATATAGCACATTGTACCAAATATGCAAAAGGCCAGCATATAGCTGGCCAGTTGCGTTATATCGTGCGAGCTATTCAGCTTCGTCTTCCGCTGGTGCTTCCAAAGAGTCAGCCAGCATCTTAACAAACGCCTCACGACCCACTGAGAGCTGATCCAAGTTAAACTGAGCATTGCCCAGCTTACGATCTAGGTCTTGCACATGGTTAAGCATAGCCTTCTGTGCGTCAGTGAAGTCTTCGATGTCGTATTCGATGTCGTTGACAGTGATGAGGTTCTTTTCGTTTTTACTCATAACGGTCTCCTTTCAGGTTAAGTTCAAGAGTTGGCTGCGATTGCAGCATTGGCAGCGGTCATGTCTTCTGTAGTCCAGAAGTCTTTTGCCACCATGAGTGTCAGATGCTCTACGTTGCGAGACACAGTGTCAGCCCAATCTTCATCGGACATATCCTCTGGCTGTCCAGCGTTTAGCAAATCGACGCTATGGCCCATTGCTGTGTAGTGTTGTGCGATTTCTTCTGCGGTTGGTGTATTAGTCATGTCTTTCTCCTTTTCTGACTGGTTACGATTATCTTACAAGCCATTCTTCTACTGTGTCAGATACGTCACGCATCTTGATCCAGTTGGAACCTGTTGGCTGCCCTTTACGAATACGCAGTTTACCCATCAGACCAACGGTGTTCCATTCAGGACGATTTTCACGGGAAGTGTATTCTTGATCTGCGTCATAGTCTGGGTTCAAAATGCGCTCATCGTTCTCATCACGCTGGTATGTTCCATAGTCATCACGCAAGTATTTATGCTTCCAAGCATCCATGTCCGTGTCACCCACTACAGACGGATTGCCCGAAATAACACCCACGATTAATGCTACATCATCTTCGGCTGTAGCCTTGCGGATTTTGTTATCAACCAATACTACAGAAAACCCACGGCGATCTTCATTTGAAGTGTTGCCATCAGACCACTCAAAATATTCTGCGTAGTCAGCACCGCCTCCATTCCACGAACCGTCAGCATAAGCATTGCCATCACCTCGCAAATAAAATTCTGTATCAGTTGAGTTGTTTGATGATCCCGCAAAAAAGCTGAAGTCTGAACTATTTGTTCTTGTTGTTATCGCCCTAAAAATACCTGCCGAACCAGCATGTCTGGCAAAACTTGCTCCTGTAGCTTGCGCCTGAATAATGCCATCTGTTGAGCCGCTGTAGGAACTTTCTACTTGAATACATTTTGTGTATTGCGTGCTTGGGTGCGTTAAGTTTAACTGACCGTTTGCCGTAATGTGAGCTTTTGGATTACCATCCCCATCCGACAGCACGATGTTGTTGCTTGAGGTGCGGATGTCCAAGCCGCCTTGGTTGCCGTTGTAGCCGCCGATGATGGTGTTCTTGGAGCCTGTGGTTACATAAAAGCCAGATGATTGGCCAATGTTTGTTCCAATAAAGGTGTTGCCGCTGCCTGTTGTTAAAGAAAGCCCCGCTTGGCCGCCAACCAGCACATTGTTTGTGCCTGTCGTTTGATTGTAACCAGCAGCAGTCCCAACAAAAGTATTGTATGTGCCAGTATTACTATACCCAGCCTGATACCCCACAGCCGTGTTGTTGCTGGCGGTGGTGTTGGAGATAAGCGTTTGATGACCAACTGCTGTATTATACCCACCTGTGGTATTGGTAGACAGAGCAGAGTGACCAACACCAGTATTACTCTGAGGTGTGGTTGTGTTTGTCAGCGCATAAAATCCAACAGCGGTGTTGTAATCGCCAGTTGTGTTGTCCTTTAACGCCTCTGCACCAACAGCAGTAATTTGACCGCCAGTAGTATTATTAAGCCCAGCTTGATACCCAACTGCTGTGTTGTTGCCTGCGGTGGTGTTGTAGTAGAGGGCATCGTAACCCATTGCTACGTTGTTACTACCGGAAGTATTAAAGCGCATAGAGCGTTGACCGACAGACGAGTTAAAAGAGCCAGTTGTGTTTGAGACTAAAGCCTCACGACCGATAGCAACAAAGTGAGTACCAGTAGTATTCGTGTACCCAGCCTGATACCCAACGGCAGTGTTGTAGTTGCCGGTGGTGTTTTTGTTTAAAGACTGCATTCCTAGCGCAGTGTTATATGCACCTGTGGTATTTCTGAGTAACGCCTCATAACCAACTGCTGAGTTGAAAGAAGCAGTAGTGTTTTGACCTAATGCTCCATTGCCGTAAGCAATATTGTAAGAGCCTGTGGTGTTGTCACCAAGTGGAGTTTTAAAGATAGAATTACGACCACCTGTCGCTACGTTATAAAAACCTGTAGTGTTGCTAGATAAAGCCTGATAGCCAACCGCTGTGTTGTCACTTGCGGTGGTGTTGGCTCCCAAAGAAGCATAACCGACTGCTGTGTTGTAAGATGCGTTGTTAGCGTCAAGCGCCAATCCACCAATGGCAACATTAGAAGCGCCCGTGGTGTTGAGTAATAAAGCATTCGTACCAACAGCAACATTCCAATTCGCAGTGGTGTTGTCCCGCAAAGAATCACTACCTAAAGCGACATTGTAAATACCTGATATGTTTGATTGTGCGGCACCTTGACCAAGAGCAGTGTTCTGTACACCTGTGGTGTTAGCATAAAGCGCCTGATACCCAACTGCTGTGTTGTTGCTGGCGGTGGTGTTGGAGTAGAGGCTTTCATGACCCAAAGCCGTATTAAAACCACCTGTAGTGTTTGATGCTAGAGCAGAAGTGCCAAGCGCAACATATGCTGTCCCAGTTGTGTTGGAGTTTGAAGAATAAGAGCCAACAGAAACACCAATACCTGTAGTATTGTTTTGACCTGCAATGTAACCAACAAAAGTTGTGTTAGCGGCTGTATTACTAAACCCAGCCTGATACCCAACCGCTGTGTTGTTGGATGCGGTGGTGTTTGAGGCTAAAGATTGGTACCCAATGCCAATGTTGTAATTACCAGAAGTGTTCTGCTCAAGCGCAGACATACCAACTGCGACATTCCTTACGCCAGTTGTCGTCAGATTAAGAGAAGTATACCCAATTGCAATATTTCTCTCACCAGATGTTATTGAAGTCGCTGCTCTCTCGCCTAACGCAGAATTATAATTTCCAGTTAATGATCCGTTAAGGGCTTGGTCACCCAACGCCACGTTGCCTGTACCAACAGGATAATTCCCGTCCAGCTTGATCGTGCCGCCATCGACTGACACGTTGCCAGCTACGGTTAAACCGTCTGTTACGGCTGTGCCTGTGATGTCAATACCAGTGGAGGTGGTGGATAGTTTAAGGCTGTTGTTGTGACGCAAAGATGCGTTTGCACCTTCGACAAATTGAAATCCGATAGTGCCATTCGCACCTCCGATGTTTACCTGAGATGAGCCTTGCACGTTCAAAACGCCAGTTCCAGCGTCCTTGATATAACTATTCGATTCATCATGGTAAATCTGCAAATCAGACCCAGCGCCGAAAATGGCTTTGTCGTTGTCACCGAAGGTCATATCGCCAGACGTGGCAAACGATGTGCCTGTGATTGCCGTACCTGTAATCGCAGCAGGCGTTGCGCCGCCAATCACTGCGCCGTCAATTGTGCCGCCGTTAATGTCAAGTGATACAGCCGTTGTTCCATCAAGCGCGTCGTCTACTAAGTCAAAGTTAGTATTGATTTTTTCGCCCCAAGTATCCTCGGAAGCGCCGACCTCTGGTTTGGTTAAACCTAGCGTTGTGGTGGTTGTATCAGCCATGATA